AATAAAGATGTATATCCGAAAGATTTTGTAACAATACGCGGAAAAAAGTTGAAACCGCCAAAATTTTATGATAGGATGTATGAACATCAATATCCAGAAGACTTTGAAAAAATAAAAGATAAGCGAGTGGAATTGATGAATAAGAACTGGAAGGATAATACTCCTGACAGACTTAGACAAAAGGAGATTGTGAAAAAAGCACAATTAGATAAGTTAAAACGTAACCTAGAGGAGGTTTAAAAATGATATTAAAAATATTTAGTATTTATGATAGTAAAGCAGAGGCATACAATAGCCCGTTCTATATGCAAACACAAAGTTTAGCAATTAGAGCTTTTACAGATGAAGCAAATAACGAAAGTTCACAAATAGGTAAACATCCAGCGGATTTTACTTTATTTTATATGGGTGAATATGACGACCATACGGCGTCATTCAACCTAGAAGACACTAAGATTAGTTTAGGTGTCGCAAGTGAGTTTGTAGGCAAGGAACAACTATGATTGCTTGGCTAAAAGAACAATTTAATAAAACTCCCGAAGAAATTCGGGAGATAATCAAGTTAACTTGGGAGTATAAAGAATGAAAATGAAGACAGTAATGGAGCATCAGTTTAGTGAAGTACCAAAGGCGACTATAGAAAGGTCGTCTTTTGACCGTTCACACGGTGTAAAAACAACATTTGATGCAGGATATTTAATTCCAGTACTTTGTGATGAAGCCCTTCCGGGTGATAGTTTTAATGTTAATTTGACAGCGTTTGCCCGTATGGCAACACCAATATTCCCAATTATGGACAATGTTTATATGGACACGCATTTCTTTGCTGTTCCTGTAAGATTAATTTGGGATAACTGGAAAAAATTTAATGGTGAGCAAGCTGATCCGGGAGATTCAATAGATTACACAGTCCCAACAATGACTGCACCAGGTGCAGGTTATAGTAATCAAACATTACACGATTATTTTGGTATTCCAACACAAGTAGGTAATTTAGAGCATAATTCTTTATGGCATAGGAGTTACAACTTGGTCTGGAATGAGTGGTTCCGCGACCAAAACTTGCAAGATTCAGTACATGTAGATAAAGGTGATGGCCCAGATACATATACAAACTATGAATTATTAAAAAGAGGTAAAAGACACGATTATTTCACATCGTGTTTACCTTGGCCACAAAAAGGTGATGCTGTAGAGTTACCATTAGGTACGTATGCACCAGTTGCAATGGACGGCCCAACAAGTTACCCTGGTGGTCGTGCAAATATTTTAGATATTTCAACTGGCAGTCAATATGACCTTGTTGCTGATGGTTCTACAAGTGATAGGGTAGTAGCAACAAATGTAGTAGGTTCTACTGATGCATATACATTAAAAGCAGATTTATCTGCTGCAACTGCAGCTACTATTAATCAATTAAGAGAAGCTTTTCAAATTCAAAGGTTAGTTGAAAAGGATGCAAGAACAGGCACCAGATATACAGAAATTGTTAAAGCGCATTTCGGAGTTACAAGCCCAGATGCAAGATTGCAAAGACCAGAATACCTTGGCGGCGGTAGCACGCCAGTCAATGTTACACCGATTGAACAAACTAGTTCAACGGACGCAACAAGCCCGCAGGGTAATTTAGCGGCAATGGCAACGGCTTCGATAACAAACCACGGTTTTACGAAGTCATTTACAGAACATTGTGTAATTCTAGGTTTAGTTTCAGTAAGAGCAGACCTGACATATCAACAAGGGTTGAATCGTTGCTTTAGTCGTCAAACAAGATACGATTTTTATTGGCCAGCTTTGTCGCATATTGGCGAACAAGCGGTACTTAATAAAGAAATTTATGCACAAGGTACAAGTGCAGATGATGACGTATTTGGTTATCAAGAAAGATATGCAGAATATAGATATAAGCCGTCAATGATTACGGGTAAATTCCGTAGTAATGACGCCCAGTCGTTGGATGCCTGGCACTTATCTCAGGAGTTCTCCTCACTACCTGGGTTAAATTCAACCTTCATTGAGGAAAACCCTCCTCTTGACAGAGTCATTGCTGTGCCTTCAGAGCCGCATTTCATATTTGACTCTTATATCTCGATGAAGTGTGCCAGACCTATGCCGGTATATAGTGT